ATACATAGTTTTATTTATCCTTAACCCAATCCTATCACTCTATAAAGTCTTCTCTCGATAAAGGTGGTAGGTTATGACCCATCATTGAATGTTTTTTCTCATCATAATTAATCATTGCTTTCTGAATTGCATCTTCAGCCAATACACTACAGTGTAATTTTATTGGTGGTAAATCCAATGCATCTGCAATATCTTTATCTTTAATTAATTTTGCTTCTTCGATAGTTTTACCCATCATCATATCCACAAACATTGATGAAGATGCAATTGCACTTCCACATCCATATGTTTTGAATTTTACATCGATAATCTTTTCATTGTCGTCAAGTAACAATTGGAGTTGCATTACATCTCCACAAGCAGGAGCGCCTGCAAGTCCCGTTGCGACTTTTGGATTGTCTCTATCTAATGAACCTACAGAATGTTTCTGAGGATTTGCTAATACGGCTTCGAACCGTTGTACTACTTCTTTACTATATGCCATATATCTATTTAGTTAAATTGTAAGTGAAAATATTCTTTCCCTTCGTTCTATGGTAATATGCATTACCTTCTTCCAGTGCAGTTTTTATTCTTTGTGCAAATGGTTTTAGATTTCCATGTGCATCTTTTGTCCTAATCGTTTTGTCGTGGTATCTTCGGTCTTCATATATGATTACTCTATCAAATTTAGTTTGACCAACCAATTCCCAGTTAGATGCTTTATAGATAGTTCCTTCATGTCCAAATTCATTATCTGCATAACTAACCACAACTTTACCACCCCAATCTTTCTTGAGAAGTCTTAGGGATGCACCAATAAAAAAACTTTCAGTGTTCTTGGGTGTATCATCAATACAACAAAGTCTTCTGAGTTCTATTACATCCTCTTTTACTTCTCCGTATTTCATCCACTGATTCATCATTGCAAATCTACCATAGAACATTGCACCTTTCATTTGTTCTTCGTGGAACAATGCATAACAGTAATCTGCAATACATCCGTTAATCGATTTGGAATAGTGATGAGTTTCTATGAAGTCTTTTATGTCGGGTCGTTCTACTCGTCTTACCGACCAGTCTTGGAAACTCATCCAAAAAAGTCTTCTAAGGATGCAACTGGTTCTACGTTCCAACCTATAAGTGTTATGATGTTCTTAAGTGGTTCAATGAATGACTTATTGAATTGCATATCATAATCCACATAACTGTTTAGGTCAAATTCTCTAGGAAGAACATTAACAAATGAGATTACATTTTCATTGATTGGATTAGGAAGTGTAAGATATGTGAATTTTATCTTATCACTGTTCTGAATCAATTCGTATCTTTTGTGGACATTCTTTTTCTTGAGAAGATGATTATATAATAATGCACCACGAACTGCAATCGGTGTACCTTTACCATAAATTGTAGTCATATCTGAATACTGTTTTAGATTGTTACAACCTCTTGGTGATGACATTGACTCTACTGGTAAACGTCTGAAATCTTTCCGTGCGTTCTCTACGAAATCCCAAACCTCTTGTTCAGTTCCATTCATAACAACCTTTAACACTTTGGTTAATTGTTCACGAACCCATTCGGGGGTTGATGACTTCGCAGTTTCAATACCCATCATTTTAAGTTTAGGTTCTCTGAGTCTTACCCCTTCGTTATCCATTACATTGAGTATGTACCTTTTTTTCGCAGTCCATATTCCACGGTCTGCAATAATCTCCCGACCCATAACCATCTTCTGTTGGAAGGCGTTGGTGTATTCTGCAAGGTCGTCATAACCCCCTGTTAACACATCTAGAATCTTATCTTGACCAACGGTATCAAGGAAATCTACAATCTTATGTTTGGGTGTACCTGCAGGAAATACCTTCTGTACCATTTTATCAAAAGACACATAAATCGAATCGGTATCCATTGCAATCACATAGTCTTCATTATCAGTATTAAGAATCTTGTTCATGTAATCATTGATGGTGTTTTCTGCAGTTTTAATAATCAACTGACCCGACATAGTAATTGCTTCTGCAAGGTTAGGGTCAAAGAATGCAAAGTATTGATTCGCAAGAGCACCGTAAGCAGAGTTAAGTGCAATCTTTCTGACCTGTTGATTGTTATATGCACGTTTGATAAGTCTATCAAGTTCATTCAGACGTTTCTTATCACTACAAGATTCTTTCTCAATCTGATACTTAATCATCTTACCCTTCCACTCTTTACGTTCAGTGTAAAACTTTTCCATAAGTTCGGGAAGGAATCCTTGTTTGTCTCTTTTGAACTGTACTCCGTTAGCTGCAATATTGCAATTGGTTTTCTTTAGTTCAGATAGGTCATGTTCTTTGTTCAGTAACTTATCAATATTGAGAGTTTTGATATCACCCTTGACCATCTTTTCGGGTGAAATATTATACTGCATAATAATATGAGGATAGAGTGAGTTCAAGTCGAATGACATTACCCAATCATGTTTACCCACAATAGGGTCTTTGACATATGCACCGACAATAGAATGTGTTTTACTTCTATCTAATTTCTGAGGTGGTGTTTGGATGTTCTGTTCTTTGAGGAAGTTGTATATGATTGTTTCCCAATACTTAACCATACCAAATGTGTCTAAGTAATTACACTTGGCATCATATGCCATGGTCATGGTCAATTCTAAGAACCCAAGTTTATCTTCTAGGTCTTCTACAAGTGTTACATCTTTGACATTGTATTCTAGAAACAGTGGATAGTTTTCTTTATAGAGTCCATGTAGTGAACCATATTCAGTATAATCAATCTTTGCTTTACCCAACTCAACGTGTGAAATGTGATTAAGTGAATACGATTCTTGATTAGTGAAATTCTTAGTTTTGTAAAGTTGCATATAGTCAATAATGTTACAACCATATAGATTGAACACCATAACTTTCTGACCATAGTTGTTTGTGTAATCTCTGACATCTGACATATTCCATGGAGAAAACTTCTTATGAGTTCCTTCACCAAATAATTTATCAACACGATTACAAAGATAGGTCATATCGAATGCATCAACATTCCAACCTGTAACGATATCGAAAGATTCCTTTCTCCAGTATTTTATAAACTCATTTAGAAGTTGTCCTTCATCTTGACATTCATGATATGTAACATTCGCAGGTGCATCCCACGGCCCAATACCAAAAGTATGTGCATTATGTCGGAATGGTTTGATTGTGATTGCGTTGACCTTCTCTTCTGCAAGAGTAGGTTCGGGGAATCCGTTTTCTGACTCACACTCAATGTCAAGTGTTGCAACTTTTACCTTTTGGAAATCCCATTTGATATTACCATGAAATTTCTCAGCGATGTAAGTGTAGATGTATTTGTCAAATCCATGAATCTCAAAACCTTGAGTTCCTTGATACTGTTCTCTGAATTTTCTTGCACCACCCATGGTGTCAAGATTGACTTGTTCTAGTGGTCTTCCATCTAATGACCTGTATGCAGTGTCACCTTTTTTGGAAAGGACGTAATGATTAGGACGGTATGCAACAGATAGTTTTACCTGTTTTCCACCTTGATAACCCTTTACGAGTATTTTGTCACGAGTACGACATACATTAGTATAAAAATCCATACTGTTATTATAACAGAAAGTGGACTATTCTACAAGTGTTTTTCTAGTCGGATGTAAAAGTTCTTTTACTGCTTTTAGTTTGTCTTGTGCATCTGCAAGTTTCTCAACTTCCATATCCACTGATTGAACGATATCAGAATGTTCTCCGATACCTGCTGGGTTTGATTGATACACTGAAATGTTTGCAGTTGCAACTGCGATATCACCTTCGTATTTCTTCTCTAATGCTCTTAATATATCTGCCATTATTTATTTCCTGTAGCGATTTTATAGTTTGTCTCCAAGTTAGGTCTTACTGAAAATATAGTAACTATCTGACTCTTCGGTATCGTAAAATCGTATTCTCTTGCATATGGTAACCATGGTGCAAGGTTAACTTCCATTCGTCCATCTTCTACACCTGCAATCAATTGCTGTGCTTCAGAAATATGAACACTCCCGTTTAGTTTAGATTCAGTCACTATTCCCATAATGACTTCTCCACCTAAAAGTTTTAGTGCTTTAATATTTGAGGTTTTAAGCACAAGATTTGACTAAGTCCTGTAGTTCTACGCTACGTCTTCCTACTTGTCTGAACCAACGTGAATCTTCCATCTCAACTGCAACTTTATTCCAGTCTTCTGAGATTACCCCTTTCCACATATTATTAAATTTACCAAAACGACTTCCACCTAAGTTGAATGTCATGTTGACTAAAACGTGTTGTATGTCTTCGGGAAGACTGTAAAAATCTTCTCCACCTTTTGATTCAAACACATGAATACATTCATCAACGTGTTTGTCAAAGTCGTCTTCATAGTATGCATCAACAACTTCTTGACTTACTGGTGTTCCTGCTGATTGACCGTGTTCTGCATCACCTTCTTTAATCAAGTGACCGACACCTAGTGTTAAATATCCTAGTGAATCTGCATAGACTTCTAGTACTTCACCTTCGTGGCGTTTAATCTGTTCTTTTAATATCTCTTTGTTCATTGTTTTCCCTGTCCGCTTGTTGTTGAATAAGTTCTACTAGAATCTCACCCATGAGTGTATTTAATTCATCATTATTTAGGAGTTCCTCAAGGTTAAGTTCTGTTGATTCCATGTCGTGAGGGACTCTTCTTATTGTTCTTTGAAAGTTTAAATTGGGTTTACCATCTTCCATTTGGACTTTACCATATTGATAAACCAAACCATTCCATTTAGTTTCTTCTTTTAGTTCTATGGCTGCATCCTTTATATCGGGATTCTCTACAACTCTGTATACTCCCGAATCAAATAAAGTATTCATTCAATCTTCCATTTTTCTTTTTAAATCTATCAACAGTTATATCTATGGCATTTTCAATTTGGAGTGCCCAAGATTGTTGATTATGTTTTTCCCAAGTCATTTCTTGTATTTCTTTTCTATCTACATTCTGAAAAGAATTGATTGCATCTATAAGTGCATCACCATCGTTCATTGGTATCTTTTTAAAGTGATGTGGACTTGCTGGAATCAATTCTGATGCATGGTCTCCATCTTTATCAGTATTTAATATTACTGGAATACCACACGATAAAGCCTCTAGTGCAGTTATTCCCCATGTTTCTTTATTCCATGTTGAAAAAAATGTTCTACATTTTGATATGTTTTTTAGAACTTCATTATGTGGTAATCCCCAAAGTGTATTATCCCAGTTTTTATTTCTTTCAAAGTATTTGTCATTTTTAGGATGTCCTTGAGTTGCATTAGTAAGAACAAGTGTTTTTAAATCAGTATTCTTTGTGAGGTGTTTTAACTTAAATGGATTTTTTTCTAAATCACATCTACCAATAGTCCCACAATCAAATTCTATTTCTTCTATCTTTGGTTTTGTTCTACAGTAAGCAGGATTGATTAAATTATACTCAACTATTCTATTGTTAGTTCTTTCTGCCATTTGTTTGTAAAACTTTTGTTGAAACTTTGATACAAAAAACATAGAATGACCAGCATCAACAAGTTTGTTCCATCTAGAAATTATAGAAGTCATAGGATAAAAACAATGTTCAACATTCATTATTGGAATATGTGATTTAGACATTAATGCACCACTAAAAGATGCCCATGCAAAGTTATTAAGTATAACATCTGCACCTACATTTTCTGCTTTGTTAATAATGTCTTGTTGTGTTTTTTGTTTATCTTTATGTGAAGAGTTTTCAGGTTTTATGTATGGAATCTGATATACTTCTACATCAAAGTTTTCTGTAAGACTCTTACAAAACATTTCAGTACCACCACTAACTATTGGATGGTC